CATGGGTTATTCCCAAAATACTTGAAACATCATTACCCTGATAGAAGCGTAGCTCTCCTTGGCGGTGTAAGAGCCGAAGAAAGTCCAAACAGAAGAGCAGGTCTGACTGTAGGGCAAACCTATAAACACATCACTTATGGCAAAAAATATGATGAGAAGTTGAATCACTATGTTTTTAACTTCATTTATGATTGGTCATATAAAGATATTTGGAAAGCAATCCATGATAATAATTGGGATTATTGCAAGATATATGATGAATTTTATAGATATGGTATTGCACCAATAAAAATGCGTGTTTCAAATTTGCACCATGAAACAGCAGTAGACCAATTGTATTATCTGCATGAGTTAGAAGCTGATACTTGGAATGCTCTTAACAAAAGACTCAGCGGAGTTAATCAGACAAAGCATATCAATAAAAAAGATATGTTTTCTGTAAAAGAATTGCCGTTCATGTTTAGTTCATGGAAGGAATACAGAGATTACCTTGTTGATAACCTCATACAAACAGAAGAGCGAAAAACATTATTTAATAAAAAATTCTCAGACCTTGAATGAAATACTATCCATACTTGCAAATGATTGGCATTTTACGAAGATTGATAATTTTCTTGGCAGACCAGAAACAATCAATTTTTTGAAATTCAAGAGGGGTCAGAAGATAAATTGGGGTAGACCAGAAAACGATTTGAAATTCATACCAAAACATATGAGGAATGATAATGCAGTCAGAGCATCCAGTTAGTCACGTAAAATGGGTATCTATTGAAGAAGTAGAGCCAAATGATTATAATCCAAATAGTGTCGCAGGACATGAGATGAAGCTATTGCATACAAGCATAAAGCATGATGGCTATACTCAACCAATCGTTACAATATGGGATGAAGAAAAAAAGAAATATGTAATAGTGGATGGGTTTCACCGATACTTTACCTGTAAAAACAATAAAGATATTAGAGATGCCACAGAGGGATGTGTACCCATAGTTGTTATCAAAAAAGAAATAAATGAGCGAATGGCGGCAACAGTGAGACACAACAGGGCAAGAGGTTCACATAGCGTAAGTGGTATGTCCAATATGGTATTTAATATGCTTGATAATGGTTGGGGTGATGCACAAATATGTAATCACCTTGGAATGGATGCAGATGAATTGTTGCGTTTAAAGCATATTACAGGGTTTTCAAAGCTATTCAAAGATGCCGAATATAACAAGGCATGGGTGAGTAAACATCAAATCTTATTACAAAAGCAACAAGAAGAACTTGAGATTGATTGATATTTTATGATAACGGTTAAATATGTCACAGAAAATAACAGAACAAATTAAAGAAGTGATGCGAGAAGAATTCGTTCATGGCTATTTAGAAGATGGCAAACGAATATATCCATCTATAGATTTGCTTGTAAAACGTCATGATGTAGCAAGAGCTACACTATATAGGTTGCAAGATAAAGAAAATTGGCAACAACAAAAAAACCAAGTGCAATCTGAAATACAAGCTCAAATCGATGCAGACCGCATCAAGAATTTAGTGGAAGAATCAAATAAGCTCGATGATAGAACTTTGATGATTGCACAAGGGTTAATCCGAAGTGTTGCAAGACGTATGCAGAGAGGGTTTGATGAAGAACAAAACAATCCAACATCAGAGGGTTTGCCTGTAGATGATTTGAGAGAATTGTCTCAAATTACATTGAACGCACAAAAGATAGGTAAATTAGCATTAGGACAAGCGCAGGAGATAAGCAAAGTAAGTGCAGACGTTATCAACCCAGAGGCGTTCCGAGAGGTTCTTGAAGAACTTGACAGGCTTGCCGAAGAAAAGTCATCAACATACGAGCATACTCTACAATGAGTGGAAGAAACAAGCCAGAGCTAGTCAAATAACACCATCAACAAATAAGTATGGTGATTATAGTATCTGGCTTATTCTTGCAGGACGAGGTTGGGGTAAGACAAGAACAGGTGCTATGGATACTATTCTTTACGCCCTAAAAAATCCAGATGTCCAAGTTGCAGTCGTCACTCCCACGTTTGGAGATATAAGACGTGTTGCCTTTGGTGGGGTATCAGGAATACTCAAATTTTTGCCCCCAGATTGTTTATTGCATGGAAGGGGAAAGGGATACAATGCAAGTGCATCTGAAATAAATCTTTATAATGGTTCTAAAATTATGGGTTTCAGTGCGACAGAGCCAGATAGATTAAGGGGTCCACAATTTCACAGAGCGTGGTGTGATGAACTTGCGGCTTGGCAATATCCAGATACTTTTGACCAATTAATGTTCGGTTTACGTTTGGGGCAAAATCCACAATGTGTAATCACAACAACACCAAAACCAACACCATTAATCAAAAATCTCCTTAAAAGAACAAATATTGTGATAACAAGGGGGTCAACATTCGAGAATGAAGATAATCTTGCGCCTGCCGCTATACAACAATTAAAAGAAAAATATGAGAACACAAGATTAGGCAGACAAGAACTTTTTGCAGAAGTATTAGATGATTCGGAAGGTGCGCTTTGGACTTATAAAATGATAGATGATTGTAAAATTATGCAATCAGAAATACCTGAAATGCAAAGGATTATCGTGGCTTTAGACCCTGCTGTAACAAGCAATGTTGAATCTGATGAAACAGGAATCATAGTGGCAGGGAAAGGGGTTGATGGAAGGTACTATGTTATTGAAGATAAATCTGGTAAGATGAGTCCAGATGCTTGGGGAAGATTAGCAATCAACTTGTATTATGAACACCAAGCGGATAGAATTGTTGCAGAAGTAAATAATGGTGGTGATTTGGTTGAGCGGTTGATAAGAACAATAGATACTGATGTGCCATATACACCTGTCCATGCGGCAAGGGGTAAACTCGTCAGAGCAGAACCTATTGCGGCATTATATGAGCAGAAGAAGGTTACACATTTACAAACCTTTGATGTTCTTGAAGAACAGATGACAACATATGTGGGCGGCAATAAGTCACCTGATAGAATGGATGCTCTTGTGTGGGCAATAACAGAACTAAGCTCGACCAGTGGGACAGCGTATTGGAGAATCAGCTGATGGGTTTATTTGATTTTTTACGCAGAACAACAAAAATTGAAACTAAAGAAGCACCGCAAGTCGTATTGAATACAACAGGGTACTCATACAGTCGCAGGGATAATTACGATAATTATGCAGAAGAAGGGTATTCGCAAAACGCCATTGTTTACAGATGCGTGAATGAAATAGCAAATGGGGCGGCATCCATTCCATTTAAAGCGTTTCAAGGAGAAATGGAACTAGATGAACATCCTATACTAACCTTAATTAATAAACCTAATCCTATGCAAGCAGGTGTAGAATATTTTCAATCTTTATATTCTTTTCTGCTAATATCTGGAAACTCTTACGCACAAGTATCAGAGGTTGCAGGTCTTCCAAGAGAATTATATCTTTTACGTCCAGACAGGGTTCGTATAAAAACAGGCAAAACTTCTAACCCAGAAGGTTTTGAATATATTATCAATGGCAAGGTAGTAAAAACTTATGATGCTGACTCTGTTACAGGGGCATCTGAAGTAAAGCATATTAAAATGTATAATCCACTCGATGACTTCTACGGAATGTCACCAATTAAAGCGGCTTCTGTAGATATTGATAATCATAATGCTGTGAACAAGCACAACGTGGCTTTATTAGACAATGGAGCAAGACCAAGCGGTGCTATCATATTCAAGCCCCAAAATGATAGGGGAATGGCAATGCAACTCACAGATGGTCAACGCCAACAGTTGCAAGATGATTTGCGTATGAAGTTTCAAGGTCCAAAAAACGCAGGAAGACCATTACTTTTAGAAGGTGATTTTGATTGGCGTGAAATGGGTTTGACTCCAAAAGATATGGATTTTTTACAACAAAAACATATGGCGGCAAAGGATATTGCTTTATGTTTTGGTGTTCCATCACAGCTTATTGGCATACCAGATAGCCAAACTTATGCAAACGTACAAGAGGCACGATTAGCACTTTATGAAGAAACAATTATTCCGCTTGCCAGAAGGGTTGAATCAGATTTCAATGAATGGCTTGCACCCATGTTTGGTGATGACATATCTCTGGCGTATGATTTTGAATCAATCCCTGCCATGACAGAACGCAGGCGCAGAACATACGAAAATGTTGTGCAAGCAGTTAGGGAAGGTATTATATCAAGAAATGAGGCTAGAGACAGATTAGGTTTAGAGCCTATTACAGGGGGTGATGATGTCTTTATCGCGGCTAATCTCTTCCCTCTTGGTTCAACAGAAGTTGCACCCTCAGAGGGTCAAGAAGCAGAAAAGGATGCAGAAGATGCTTATGGTATTAAGAGAGAAATTGCAAAAGATGTTTTTACTACTCAAGAAGAGGCTGAAGATAGGGCAGGAGAAATAGGGTGTTTTGGTTTCCATTCTCATGATACGGATGATGGCAAAGTATTTATGCCATGCGCTTCACACGCTGATTACACTCGATTGACAGGGAGAGATTTGTCAACACCAAAACAAGACCCTCGATATGGTCAAGGTAGAGATGTTTTTGAAACGCAACCAGAAGCCGCAAGAAGGGCGAGAACGCTAGGTTGTGATGGCACTCACACAGTAAAAGGTCCAGATGGAAACTACTATATGCCTTGTTCTAGTCATGCCATTTATCTCGGGGTATCAGGTAAGAAGGAAGATGATGAGCAGTTTTTAGATGATGAAGATAAAGCAGAAAGTGATATAGATACTACACCAACAAGAGAGATGGCGCAGGAGGCAGAACGTGGATTGGAAATGCGACAAGAGTTCGGTAGAGGAGGCACTAGAGTTGGCGCACTTAGAGCCAGACAAATTGTTGCTCGTGAAAGATTGTCTCCATCAGTTGTTCGGAGAATGCACAGTTTTTTCTCACGACATGAAGTTGACAAGCGTGCGGAAGGTTTTCGTCAAGGAGAAGATGGATATCCAAGTGCAGGAAAAATAGCTTGGTTGTTATGGGGCGGTGATGCAGGGCAATCTTGGGCAAAACGAAAAGTTGTTCAATTAGATAAAGAAAGAGATAAAGAAAAAAGTATAGAACAATACTTGCAAGAACAGCCTGTCACCTATGAAGAAAAAGCACCAATATCAGCAAGAACAAAAAAGACAATTGCTAATAAAGTCAAAGAACACAACGAAAAGCATGGTGATAAAAAAGGTAAACGTGTCACACAACGGATGCTTGAAGCTGTCTTTCGTAGAGGTGTAGGTGCATACAGAACAAATCCAGAATCAGTGAGAAGAAATGTAATGGGTCCTGATCAATGGGCTATCGCAAGGGTAAATGCTTTTTTATATGCGGTGCGTAGAGGAAGGTTTAGGTCAGGAAAATTTGATTTAGACTTATTACCAAAAGGTCATCCACTCAGGTCAAAAAGTTGATGCAATCAAATCTTGCGCTGAAGCAGAACGCATATCGAATATCTGCAAGAAAAGAATTCATTGAACAAAATAGATTACGAATATCTTATGAGAGAAAAATAAGATTACAGATGAACACCTTTTTTGTAGAGGTTGGAGAGCAAGCTAGAAGGGAATATACGGAAGCAGGAAGATTAATTAAAGTTGGGATAGACATTCAACCTAAACTATCTGCAATATTAGAACCTAATTACAGAGCGATAATAGAAGAGTTTGGTCAACGAATCCTGAGTGCCAGAAAGCAAGAAGCATTGTTTGACAGACTTATAAAATTATTTCTTTTGCAACAAGGCGCAAGGCATATTGAAGCAATCAGTAATACAACGCTTGCTATGATTGTGTCAGTAATAAGGCAATCTGAATTAGAAGGGTTAGGAGTCGCTACCACAGCAAAGGCAATCTTTGATAGAATGTCTGGTTCATTTAGTAGGTATCGCTCTGCAACAATCGCGAGAACAGAAACACATAGCGCATCATCTTTCGCTAATCATGAAGTTAACGCTAGTCTTAACATACCGAATCAAGTAAAGAGGTGGGTAAGTGCCAACGATGATAGAACAAGAGCGCATCATAGAGCAATGAACGGAACAGAAGTCCCACTTGATGAAGATTTCATAGTACCCTATAGAGGTTTTGAATATCGAATGGGCTACACAGGAGACCCCAAGGGTGGGGTTGCAAATGTGATAAATTGCAGATGTGTTACTTTGTATGTATCACCAGAAGATGAATTACTAGACTAACTCAGGATCATCAAACCAATAAGGAACATCTCTTTTAGTCCATTTGGCGAAGTATCTTTTTTCTTTTCGATAGTATTCTCTATATGATCGTATATGGCTCAAAACATTCTTACAATGATTTGGCATACAAAGAGGAACTTCTGTAAAACCTATATCTGGCATAGGCGGTGGAGATGACAACGCCATCTCATGTTCCATACATTTATGAAGTCTGCCATAACGATGTTCATATTCATCAAGTAATCCTTGAAAAAGATTAAAAGCCCATATGTAATTATTTTGAGAAGTCCTTACCCATATTGTCATTGGGTGATTTACAAATCCTGCTTTCATTAGGTTCATCTCTTCAGCCCATTTTGGGTCAAGTAATCTATGTGCTGTGCAAAGCATCTGTGCAGTTTCAACAATCATTTTGCAAACGTGTTTATCACAATGATATTTTGCAGATTCTATTGGGTCTTTATCTAAATGAAATATATTCATACTATTATCCTTCTTATTTTAAATTTAAAATGCAGAACCTTCATGCCCCAATAAATTCTTGCATAAGTGTGTCGACCTTTAGAGAATCCATATATGTTGAATGATTTAGGTCTTGAATAAGTTTTCCACCTCATAATATAAAAATTAAATATAATCCATTCACCTTCATTTATTTCATTCCAAGGTCGAGGATGGTCATTTTTCATATATGACGAAATATCAACATTTGGTTTTTTGAATTTGTTTCCATTTTTGTTTTTCATTTAATCTTTTCTCCTATCTTGCGAAACTCTGTCCTTCAATTAAGTGGTCACAAACATCAACCAATTGGTCAAAGTAAACATGGTCAATAGTTTTTGTTATTTTCTTCTCACCTTTTCTTACTTTGAAAGTTTCAACTGTATATGTATCATTCCATGCAAGTTTAATTTCTACATATCCTTTGTGAACCATCCCTCTCACTTTAAGTTGTAATCCACCTTTTTTTGTGTCATCCCCTATCATTGCGGTTGGGTTAGTTGCGCCCCAAGCCATCAAAGCGAATGGCGCAAAGTGGGTTATTTGGTCTCTTATTGTGTTTGCTACTTCCATATGTTCTGTCATTTTTCTCTCCCTTATTTAGCTAAATTATAATATTTAGAAATAATTTCATCTCTTCTTACACGTTCTGCATATTCAATATGTCCTCTTGCTTCATGTGCTTTTTTTATAGCTTGTACTTCCGCATATTCTTTATAAGTGCCAAAAGATTTACATAATTGCACAGCAACTTCTCCATGTTGGTTGTGCCATTCAAGTTGTTCTATTTCAAATTTGGTAATATCTAACATTGTTTTCTCCAAAGTTTGTGTTCTTATATATTATATATAGCAAGTGTGTTGCCTTATGTCAACTATAAAATAATAAAAAATAATAAAAAAAATTAAAAAATAATATAAAATAGTTATTGACATATGGAAACTATCTATGTAATATAATTAAAAGAACTTTGAAAGATGGAGAAAAAAATGCAAAAGTTACCAACACAAATAATTGAATTAGGTAGAAAATTAGAAGAAGCAGAAGAAAAATTTTGTGAAGAGCAAAGTTCAGATTTCACAAACAGAAAAGCAGGTCTACAGGGTGCAGTAACAAAAGCCAGAAAAAAACTGGTTCATAGCATTAGAATTCATCTAGGCAAAAATTATACTGTACAAAACGAAATAAAAATTCTTTCTCAATTGATGAATTAAATAAAAATATTAATTAATAAAACTAAGGGGGCTTATGCCCTCTTTTTATTTGTCATTTACTCAAAAGATTGTTATGTATTGAATATGATGTTATAATCATAACAGGAGATGCGTATGCCTATACCAAAACCATCAAGTGGCGAGGGGGAAGAAGATTTCATGTCACGATGTATGGGGGACAGGACAATGCAAGCTGAGTATTCCCGAAACCAGAGGTTAGCGATTTGTCTCAGCAGTTTTCGTGGCGATAGCAAGGAGAGTGCGATGGATTTAGATCAAGAATCAATGGAAGAATTTGAGGAAACAGAAGTTTTAGATATAAAGGCTGAATTAAAAGCATATGGCGATGATGATGAAGATGAAAATAAAGGGATGTTTTCTGGTTATGGCTCAATCTTCAATAATAAAGATTTAGGAAATGATGTAATGATGGAGGGTGCGTTTGCAAAGTCAATCGCATCAAAGGGCGCAAAAGGCGTTAAACTATTATATCAACACAAGGCAGATGAGCCTATTGGTGTATTTGATGAAATTCTAGAAGATAGAAAAGGGTTGAAGGTAAAAGGTCGGCTTGCGATGGGTACGCAAAAAGGCAAGGAAGTTTATGAATTAATGAAAATGGGTGCTATAGATGGTTTGTCTATCGGCTACAGGGTTTCTCCAAAAGGCGCAACTTATGATGAAAAGGGCAAAAAGCGTATGCTCAGAGAAGTTGATCTGATGGAGATTTCTGCTGTTACTTTTCCAATGAATCCACGCGCAAGGATACAAGCGGTAAAAGGTGAGAGCAAATCGGTTCGGGAATGGGAAAGTTTCTTTCGGGATGAAGGGGGCTTGTCTAGGAGTGAATCGAAAGTGGCGGCAAATGCCGTTCACAAGGCTTTAGATCAGCGAGAGGTTGACAATGAGCAAACAGATGTAATCAAGCAGATTGCTAATTTAACTAAAATCCTAAAAGGAGACTGAAGATGTCAGAAGATGTCAAAAATGCAGTCGAGGGCATGGCAAAAGCATTTGAAGAGTTCAAATCAACCAATGATGCTCGATTAGCAGAAATGGAAAAAAAGGGTTCATCAGACCCACTCGTTGAAGAGAAAATCAAAAATATTGAGGCTGACCTTGATAGATTTGAAGATATAAACCAAAAACTTACTCTACAGCAACAGGAGTCAAAGAAGGTTGAGGAAAAGTTAACTGAATTTGAAACTCTCCTCAAGCGACCAGAGGCAGGTTTACAACCACCCCAAGTTGATATGTCAACCAAGGCGTTTGAAAAATGGTTACGTAAAGGCAAAGAAAACATGGATGTTGATGAAGTAAAGGCACTCACAGTGTCAGACGATACATCCGCAGGTTTTCTTGCACCACCAGAATATGTTCGTGAACTTATCAAAACATTGACTGAAGTTTCGCCCATGAGAACAATTGCAAGGGTAAGACAAACAACACAGAAATCAGTGCAGATACCATCACGAACAGCGACTTTTGCGGCACAATTCGTTGCAGAAACAGGCACACGTTCTGAGACTACAGGATATACAACACAGTTAGAAGAAATTCCAACACATGAGTTGTATGCGCTAGTTGATATTTCTGAGCAAGAGCTTGAGGATTCTGTATTTAATCTTGAAGCAGAGATGCAACAGGAGTTTGCGGATCAGTTTGCAAAGGCTGAAGGCACGTCCATGATTAGTGGAAATGCAGTCGGTAAACCAGAGGGTATTCTAACAAATTCAAGTGTCGGAACAACAAACTCTGGAGACAACAGCTTGTTGAAAGCAGATGGTTTAATTGACCTCGTTCATGCAGTGAAAAGTCCATATGGGGCAAATGGTACATTTATTTTCAATCGTACTACCTTGGCGGCTATTCGTAAGCTGAAAGACACAGCAGGACAATATGTGTTTCAAGCAGGTATGATGCTTACAGCAGGTGTGCCAAATACTATTCTTGGCTATCCATATGTAGAGATGCCAGATATGCCAGATGTAGCAGGTAGTGCAAAACCAGTTGCATTCGGTGATTTTAGCCGTGGATACATGGTCGTTGATCGTGTGGCTTTATCTGTATTGCGTGATCCATTTACCCAAGCTACAAGCGGAACAGTTCGTTATGTTGCAAGACGTAGAGTTGGTGGTCAGGTAATTCTAGCTGAAGCACTCCGCACCCAAACAATCTCAGCATAAGGGAGAGTGATATGAAAGACTTATCTAACTCAATAGCAACCGCACTTTCTCATAAGAGTGCAGTCACAACAGCCGCATCAAATGGAACAGGGGTTGATCTTCAAGGTTATGAAGGTGCAACAGTTCTTGTGACAATTGGTGCAGAAGGTGATACTTTATCTGGTTCTGTTTTCTTTGAAATTGGATTAGAACATTCTGATGATAATGTTACTTTTACAGATGCCACTCAAAGTGACATTGTTGATGGTACGATTGCGTCGGATGGAGTGTTCTTGAAAATTGATGGAACAGGGACAGCAGGTACAGCAGGTAATCCAGACTCAACAGGGTCAACCTATCGTGTAGGTTACATCGGTGGGAAAAGGTATATCCGTACCACTATCGCTAAGACAGGCTCACATTCATCAGGAACACCTCTAGGTACTACTGTTGTTAAGAGTCATGCTCGTCATACTGGCGATAATGCTTTTGACGTTCACAACGCATAAGTAATGAGGGGCAGGGGAAACTCTGCCCTTTTTTCGGAGGATATCATGGCAATAAAAATGCTTGTCTCAACATTAGGCGCATCAAACGAACATGGGTCAGAAGTTCGTATGTATGAAGCAGGGGAAGAGATAATAATAGATAAGCCTTGGAAACAGGCGTTAGTAGCTAATTTCATAGGCGCAGGGGTGGCTCAAGAAACAAAGGTAGTAAAACCTAACGAAACAAAGGCAAAGCCACGCAAAAGGGCTAGAAACGCAGATGGTACGTTGAAGGGAGATGATCCATCAACACCAGATGTAAATGAGGCTTGGGAAACGAAATGACCGCAGGGAGCTATTATCTCACAGTTGAACAAGGGGCAACTTTATCTTTGGTTATTACCTACAAAGATAGCGCAGGTTCAGCAATCAACTTATCTGGTTTTACGGCACGAATGCAGTTAAGAGATGAGATAGAAAGTTCATCAACAGTTTTAACGCTTACAACTGAAAACGGACGCATTGCTTTGGGCGGTGCAAATGGAACAGTAACGCTTACAGTTGCCGCAACAGATACAGCAAATCTCACAGCAGGTGATGGAGTGTATGATTTAGAATTAATATCAAGTGGCGGTGTGGTCACAAGATTAATAGAAGGTGCTTATTCTATTGTGCGAGAGGTCACAAGATGAATGACGTTATACTAACAGGGCAGACAAACTCAATAGCTGTATCAGGTGGAAACACAGTCGAGATTGCACAAACACTCAACTCAGTTACAATCGCAGATTCAACATCAGTCACAGTTCAAGAAACAGCTAATACAGTATCTATTGCAGATGTAGCTTTGAATGTAGAAATTATATCAACAAACATTGATGTGGTTTCAGTTGGTACACAAGGACCACAAGGACCAAGCGGAACAGCAACTATTGGTGGAAAGAATTTACCAACGTCAGCACCATCTGATGGAGACATGATAAAATTTAGCTCATCTAGTGATGAGTTTGTTTATTCCCAAGAAATAGATGCAGGAACATACTGATGGCAAATACAATAAAAATAAAACGAAATACAAGTGATTCAGATGCACCAACCACATCCAATATCGCCCAAGGTGAATTAGGGTTTACAGAGGCAACACAGATTTTATTCTATAGAGATGCTTCTGATAACATTAGAAAAATAGGTGGTGAAGGAGCGTTTCTGCGAAGTGATACCAATGATACGTTTAATGGTAATCTTACAATCACAGGAAATTTAGATGTTGAGGGTACAACTACAACCATCGATTCAACAACAGTAAGTATTACAGACCCATTTATAAAGTTATCAAAAGATAACACAGGTAATTCAGTTGATATAGGGTTTTATGGCAAGTATGTAGAATCAGCAACAACAAAGTTTGCAGGTATCGCTAGAGATGCAGATGACTCAGGAAAGTTTGTTTTGTTTGATGGATTGGAAGCAGAGCCAACATCAACAGTTAACACAAGCGGAACAGGATTTAACAAACAAACATTAAAGGCAAACATTGAGGGTAATCTTGCAGGTTCACCAACAATTACAGCCGCAACCATTGCAACAAGTTTAGATATGAATGGTAACGAATTAATTTTGGACGCTGATGGTGATACGACTATTCACGCTGATACTGATGACCAGATTGATTTCAAAGTAGCAGGAAATGATGAGCTTGAATTATTAGCAGATTCCCTTAGACCAAGAACAAATCAAGGATTAGATTTGGGAACATCTGGTCGTAAATTCTTTCGTAATTTTGCTGACCAAGGAATTTATAGGCTAGTATCTGCAAGTGGTCAAATTACATCAACAATAGCTGACGGCACAGCACCTTTTGTAATTACATCCACAACAGCAGTTTCGAATTTGAACGCAGATATGGTTGATGGTAAACATGCGCCATCAGGTGATATTGTTGGCACTAGTGATTCACAAACATTAACTAATAAAACTCTAACAAGTCCTGTCCTAACAACCCCACAAATAAATGATACAAGCGCAAATCATCAATATGTTTTTGCAGTATCAGAATTAGCGTCAGATAGAACTGTGACATTACCTTTGTTAGGTGGTAATGATACATTCGTTTTTGCAAGTCATACACAAACATTAGATAATAAAACAATAGATGGAGGCACATACTAAAATGGACAACAAAACCATGCTAACTGCGATGGTAGCAAGTCATGAACAGTATTTAGGCGAATTATTAGGAAGATATTTAGAAGCACAAGCAAAATTAAGAGTTGCGGCACAACAAATTAAGGATTTTGAAGAGACCAAAGTTTTGCTAGAAAAAGAACAAGAACAGGTCAAAGAAGCGCACAAAACTTTAGAAGCGGTATCATCAAATAAAAATGCCTTTGAAAAACAGAACTCAGATTTGATGAGTACAGTCACAACTATCAAGGGGCAAATGGCAGATATCAAACAAACATTACAGTTGGAAAGGGAATCTGCGCTAAAATGGAAAGAAAGATATCAATCACTTTTGAAAAAAAGAGGTAGACCCAAGAAGAAAAACTGAGGTGTTGGGTGGCAAATACAATACAAATAAAGAGATCATCTACAGCTTCAGATACTCCGTCTGCAAGTGACCTCGCAGTTGGAGAAATTGCCGTCAATACGGCAGATGCCAAATTATTCACAAAACATACTGATGGAAGTATCAAAGAACTAGGTGGGAGCGGTGGTTTATCTGCGGTAGTTGACGACACATCACCACAACTTGGGGGCAACTTAGATACCAACGCATTTCAAATAGAAATGGATGATCAAAAAAATATTAACTTTGGAAATTTAGGAAGTGGATTTGGGGGTTTTATAAATTTCAATTCAACTTTCAATCCCTATGGCAATTCAAACGGCACATTTTTAATAGGAACATTTCAAGTTCCTTTAAGATTAGCACCTGCGTCAGAAAGTGCTTATCTAGGAAGCAATTTTACTGTCAGTAATGTTATAGAAACAAACAACGCATCAACCAATACGCCATTGATTGTGAGAACCAATACAGGATCAGCGACAGATAATTTATTTAAAATTGATTATCAAGGCACAGCAACTTTTGAAAAAGGTGTTGTTGATATAAAAAATGATGGCTCACAATCAGAACTGCGATTGTATTGTGAAAGCTCAAACGCACACTACGCTAGTATTAAAGCCCCTGCTCATGCTGATTTTGCTGGTAATATAACGCTCACACTTCCTGCAACCACTGGCACAGTTTTGAGTACAGCTAATGCAGATGTAGCAACAACCACGACTAGTTCCAGTGATGCTGACCATGTGCTTATAAATGATAATGGTGTACTTAAAAAGATTACGCCAACTAATTTGGGTATTGGTTCTGGTGGTGGTGGTGGAAGCTCTACTCTTGGCGGTTTGTCAGATGTAACTATATCAAGTCTTCAGAACAATGATTTACTTAAATACAATTCGACAGCAGGTGTATGGCAGAATACAAATCTCGGTTTAACTGTTGACCCTGCTTTAACTTTTCCTGCTAATGTATTTACTTCAGCTTCAACAACAGTAACTGTTGCTCCTTCCTCTGGTAGTTATGATGCAGTTGCGTATTTTGCAGAGGTCAGAAACAATGCAGATGATACGACATTAGTTACTAATGCTAATATAACTAAAACTGCAACTAGTTTAACTTTTACTGCACCTTCCTCAGCAGGAACATATAAACTCAGAGTTAAAGCACAAGATTTTGGAGATTTAGAAAGTGAGTTCGTTGTTGGTTCGTTTACAGTAGGCACAGCTCAACCTCGTTATTATCGCATCTATGGTAGTGGTGGGAGTTCTCATACTATGGTTGATGATATTGAGTTTTTTACAGGCACTGGACAGTCTGGAACTAAATACCCTGATGCGGTAGGTCACATGACTTCTAACACTGCGCCAACACCTCTTGTTGCTTCAAGCTCTGGCGCATATTCTTTTCAATATGAAGCTTGGGAAGCATTTGATAGTTCTGCTTTTACTGAATGGTGGAATTTAGGTAAAAATTCTACTTATAGTGATTGGTATATTCAATTGGATATTGGTGTGTTTAATGTTACCTTACAATCGGCAAAAGTAGTATTAGGACACTCAGTTTTTTTTGGTGGAACACAAGATTTAATTATGAAAAGTAGCACAACTGGTGCTTTTTCTGGCGAAGAAACAACGCTTGGCACAATTTCAAATGGTGGAGCATCAGGCACTTTTAATATTAACTAGGGGATAATATCATGAGTTTAAAATCAGAATGTGAAGCATCAATTTATTCTTTTGCCCCTTTACATAAGCAACTTAACTCTCAAATTTTGGGTGAGTATTCTGAATACGTGGGTATGGTTATCTTATTGCATCGAGAGGAGTATCAAGTTCAAAAAGCAAATGGTGACAGCACTTTTGTTTTATCTGAAAGCGCAAAAGAAATCTTAACAGAACAAAATCCTTTTTAAAAATAATTACAATGAGTTTATTTGCTACATGACAAGAGATATTACAAACACATTAAATACCGAATTTAATACTAGCAGTATCAGACCATTTTATGCAGTTACCTTAGACTTTGAAACAGATGTCATACGCCTTTGGACAGGAACAGGCACAATCACTTTTGGAGGTGTATCTTATACTGGGGGTAGCAATATTCTTGGCGTTAGTACAGCAACGGAAACTGGTCAAATACAAGCCAATGGTTCAACTTTAACATTATCAGGAGTGCCAACGGATTTGATTTCAGCCGCATTAAATTTTAATTATCAATCAAGAGATGCAACAATACATTTTGGTGCGTTGGATTCGAGCAATGCAGTTATCTCTGATCCATTTATAATATTCAAAGGTTTTATGGATATTATGACGATTACAGATGATGCTGAATCTGCTACCATAAATCTAACAGTAGAAAATAGACTTATTCGTTTGGAAAGTTCTAAAATAAGAAGGTTTACCAGTGAAGACCAAAAAATAGATTTTCCAGATGATTTAGGTTTAGATTTAGTTGCTGATTTACAAGATAAAGAAATTGTCTGGGGTCGTTAATGGGTTTTATAAAAGATTTTTTTAAAAACATAACCAAGCCAGAAGTTCTAATTCAAGCGGCAGTCATGACTTTTGCTATGGGACCTGCAGGTGGTTTCAGAGCATTCGCAATCGCAACGGCAAAAAATGCGGCACTGATTGCAGGTGCATCTTCCCTCGCTCCAAAACCTGATTTACCTGATTTTAGTGATTTTGCAAATGTGAGTAATAATCGTAGGCAGATGATTAAACAACCTACTTTTCCAAGACGAGCAGTTTATGGGGAAACAAGGGTATCAGGCTTGCTTGCTCATGTTGAATCAACGCAAAATGATAAATTTTTACATCTTGTGATTTGTGTTGCAAGCCATGAGGTTGAAGCAATAGGCACAGCAAGTGGAAGTAATACAATAGGTATATTCATCAATGATGAAGAGATTACCTTAGATTCAAATGGAAACTGCACATCACCAAGTAAATTTGCAAATAAAATTAGAATATATTTTCATCTTGGTGCAGATAACCAAGCGGCTGATACAAACCTCGTTTCTGAATCAAGCGTGTGGACAGATCAACACAGACTTCAAGGCATTGCTTATATGTATGCAAGACTTGAGTTTGATAGGAATGCTTTTGCAAGTGGATTGCCTAATATTTCAGCAAAGGTAAAGGGAAGAAAAGTTTTTGACCCCAGAGATTCATCAACATCATTTTCAACAAACCCTGCATTATGTATACGAGATTATTTAACAAATTCTCGTTTTGGTTTGGGTGCATCATCAACAGAAATAAATGACACTGATTTTGCAACAGCCGCAAACGTATGTGATGAAACAATAAACTTGAAAGCAGGTGGAAGTGAAAGCAAGTACACCTTTAATGGCTCTGTGGAATCTGGTGATTCAGCAAAAAGCAATCTTGAAAAAATGATAACAAGTTTAGGTGGTATAATTTCTTATTCTAATGGTCAGTTTACAATTAAGGCGGCAAAATTTACTAGTCCAGTTATGACAATTACAGAAGCAGATTTGATTGGTAATCTTACAGTATCAACAAGAAAAAGTAAGAGAGATAATTTTAATTCTGTCAAAGGTATTTTTGCGCCCACAACAACAAATTTCGTTCCTGCTGATTATCCAACAGTAACTTCTTCAACATTTGTAAATGAAGATGGTGAACAGATTTTTGTTAATTATGATTTGCCCTACACAACATCTTCTTCTATGGCACAAAGGCTTGCAAAGATACAGCTTTTTCAAAATAGACAACAAATAGTTTTACAAATTGGAATGAATCTAAAAGGGTTTAAATTAGCGATTGGTGATACAGTTCAATTTACTAATTCAAAACTTGGCATGACAAACAAAATATTTGAGGTTGTAGAGTGGGGATTGAAAACAGATAGCGCAGAAATAGGAATTGCAGTGACATTAAGAGAAACAGCAAGCTCTGTTTATGATTGGACGGAATCCGTTGATGAAGCAAGTTTTCAACAAGATAATACCAACTTACCTGACCCATTCACAATACAAGCCCCTAGTTTGAGTGTTTCTGATGAGCTACAGGTTTTCAACGAAAAGGCTCTATCGGTTTTGGTGGCAGAACCAACATCTGCAAGTGTTTATGCAGACCAGTTTGAGGTAGAAGCCAAAAAAGCAACAGATTCAAATTTCATAGCGATAGGAACTTCTGCTTCAAATAAATTTGAGTTGGTCGATGTAGAGGATTCAGCAACCTATGATATAAGAGCAAGGGTGGTATCATCTATAGGCGTTACATCTGCGTTCACTACAGTACAACATCAAGTGGTTGGAAAAACAGCGTTGCCATCAGATGTTACAAACTTTTCAGTGAATATTATAGGCACAGAAGCACATCTAGCATGGACACCTGTTTCTGATCTAGATTTAAGTCACTATGTAATACGCCATTCAAGCTCGACAAGCGGTGCTACTTACTCAAATAGTGTAACACTAGCAGAAAAGGTTTCACGCCCTGCTAACACTGTTGTAGTCCCTGCAATCACTGGAACATACTTTATTAAATCAATAGATAAATTAGGCAATAATTCTTTAAACGCATCAAACCAAGTTGCGTTGATTGAGAGTATTAAAGGGTTAAATGCAGTGGCAACATCAACACAAAATCCTGATTTCAATGGCGCAAAAACAAACGTGGCGGCAGTAGAGGATGGATTGGTTCTCTCAACTCAAGGATTATTTGATGCGGCAACGGGAAATTTTGATGATGCAACAGGCTTGTTTGATGGAGGCGCAGATGCAGTTCATCTAACAGGTACTTATGAATTTGATAATTTCGTTGATTTAGGACAAGTTTTTACAAGCAGAGTTTCAACAGATATTTCTGTGACTCGTGTTGAATATGCAGATTTGTTTGATTCCGCAACAGGGTTATTTGATGATGCAATAGGAAATTTTGATGGTGATGTTCAAGCATTTGATGATACAAATGTAGAAATACAAATAGCAACCACAGAAGGTGATCCCAGTGGTTCACCAACTTTTACCGCATTTCGCAAGTTTTTTGCAGGTGATTACAAAGCAAGAGCATTTAAATTCAAGGCAATACTTACAACAACATCCACCACAGCATCCCCAAAAGTAGGGACATTGAAAGTTACAATAGATATGCCTGATAGAGTTATAGCTGAATCTGATTTGTCAAGTGGCACAGGCACAAAGACAATTACCTTTTCACCTGCATATAAAACTTTATCAGGAATAGGAATAACAGCACAAAACTTATCAAGCGGTGATTATTATGCTATAACTAGTAAATCAGCAACAGGATTTACTATACAGTTTTTTAATAGTAGTAACGCAGGAGTAAATCGAACCTTTGATTATGTTGCAAAAGGGTTTGGGGAAGTAGCGGCATAGGAGACACTAATGGCAACTCATGATTATGTAATTGCAAACCAATCATTTCCAAATTTTAGAAGTGATTTGAATGGTGCATTATCAGCAATAAGTAGTAATAATTCTAATGGAACAGCACCATCCACTACATTTGCATATCAATATTGGTATGATACAGGAAACAACATTCTCAAGGTCAGAAACGCAGACAATGATGCTTTTATCAGTTTGTTCACGTTTGACCAAAGTGCAGATACTGCAAGCCCAACAACCATTAATATTGTGTCGGATACAACTCCCCAACTGGGCGGCAATTTAGATGTCAATACAAAAAATATTGTTTTTGGTGATAGTGCAAGTGCTTCTGATGATCGTTTAACTTTTGGAGCAGGAACAGATTTATCTATATATCATCACGCAACTAATGGTAGTTTCATTGAAGATACTGGCACAGGTAATCTGACAATTATATCGAGTCAATTAGATATTAAAGGCACATCTGAAACAATGGCTACATTTGTTGATGATGGTGCAGTAACTTTATTTCATAATAATTCTGCTAAAATAGCTACAACAGCGAATGGAATCACAGTCACAGGAACTGCTATTGCTACAACAGATACGGATACAAGCAATACTGGAAGTGTAACTTTAGATTTTGCAACCAATCAAAATTTTGTTCTGACGCTGACAGGTGCAGTGACACTTGCAAACCCATCAACAGAACAAGTTGGTCAATCAGGTTTTATTGCGTTTATTCAAGATGGAACAGGGAGCAGAGTTGTTTCGCTAGAAAGCGATTATGAAATAGCAGGAGGTGGTTCAACACTTGATTTATCAAGCACAGGAGGAACTACTGATTTAGTTCCATACGTTGTCATAGCCGCAAATAGAATTTTACTTGGCACACCTCAGAAAGCATTTGCATAATGTCAGGAGTATTTGGTGCATCACAACTATTTTTTTCAGGTGCAGGTGACTTCTATGGTCATTCCATAGGGAAGTCTTTGCGTTTTGAAGATGGTAGTAACACTTATCTAAGCAGGACACCATCAAGCACAGGCGATAGGAAAACGTGGACTTGGAGTGCGTGGATTAAAAGATGTAACTTGGGTACACAACAGCATCTTGCGTTTGCAGGTACAGCAAGCACTAACAGAGGAATGATTTATTTAGAAACTGATAATACTCTCAGATATTATGTCAGAGAATCTGGGGTTAATTTAGGTGGGGGTTCAGGTTCTTCTCGCGTAGCTATAACCAATGCTGTCTTAAGAGATACTAGTTCTTGGTATCATATTTTGGTGGCTATAGATACAACACAAGCCACTAGTTCAAATAGAACAAAAATTTATATTAATGGAACTTTGCAATCTCTTAGTCAAACGCAATATCCTAATCAAGATACAAATACTTTTTTTAATTCTACAGTAGAACATGCTATAGGACATCAAGGGTATGATGAAGCCTCAGATTTTGATGGTTACATGGCTGAAATAAATTTTGTTGATGGGCAACAATTAAACCCAACTAGTTTTGGGGAAACAAAATCAGGCGTTTGGATTCCAAAGAATTACACAGGAACTTACGGCACAAATGGCTATAACTTAGAATTTGTTGATAGTTCAAACATTGGAGAAGATACTAGCGGCAATACAAATAATTATACGCCACATAATTTCAATGTACATGATGTTGTTTCAGATAGTCCCACTAATAATTTTTCTACTTTACTTTCTACAACTTTAGATGATTACACAGTATCTGAAGGTAATTTAAGAGCGACAAGTGCTGGTTCACAACTTGGATATGCTTTGAGTAATCATGCAGTAAACCATGCTTTTAAAAAATTCTATTTTGAAGCTAGGTCGAACTCTACAGGAAACGGAACAGCTATAGGTATCGTAAAGTCATATGTTGGTGGTGCTAGAAGTTACCCAACGGCACAAACAGGTTCTATATATTACACTGCCGCTAGTGGTGCGATTTTTAGTTCAATCACAGGGGCAACTGAAGTATCTGCCGCAACTTACACTGATGGAGATGTTATCGGGGTAGCGGTTGACGGAGAAAATAACACAGTGCAATTTTTTAAAAACGGAGTGAGTCAAGGTACTGTCACAGAGGCAACCATTGGAACTGAAAGTTATTTAGCCTATATGCTTAACGCCTCTACTTCAGGTGCTAGTGAACAACACGCTAATTTTGGGCAAGATAGCACATTTTCTGGTTTAGAATCAGTGGGTTCTAACGCTGATGAAAATGGGATCGGAGCGTTTCATCATTCTGTTCCATCTGGTTTTTTAGCATTGTGTACAAAAAACTTCGCAGAACCACCAATCAGCCCGAAGAATGACGAAATTCCAGAAGATTATTTTAATACAGTTCTGTATACAGGGGATGACTCAACCAGTAAATCAATTACAGGAGTGGGCTTTCAACCTGATTGGGTTTGGATAAAAGCTAGGAATAGTTCTTCATTAAGTCATGGATTTTTAGATAGTGTTAGAGGCGTAAATAAAAGTATATTTTCTAATGCTACAAGCGCAGAAAATAGTAGTGTCGTTTTTCCTAGCTTTGATAGTGATGGATTTACTGTTTCTGATAGTGGTGGCAACTGGACAAATGAGAACGCCACTAATTTTGTGGCTTGGAATTGGTTAGCAGGTGGAACAGCCGTCAGCAATACAGATGGTGGTCGCTCAAGTACAGTTTCAGCCAATCAAGAGGCAGGTTTCAGCATTGTAAAATATACAGGTGATAATACAACAGCGAGTGTTGGGCATGGGTTAGGTGCAGTGCCTGATATGATTATAGTAAAATGTCTTGGTTTATCTAATAATTGGATTGTATTTCATACAACTTTGGGGGCAAATGCTTTTATACAGTTAAATCTAACAAATACGCAAGGTTCATCAACTGGATTTTGGGGTACACCAAGCACAACAACTTTTGGCGTACATGGCACAGGCACAGGAGGAAATAATAGAAACGGACAAGAGCATATAGCTTATTGTTTTACATCAATAGACGGCTATTCTAAATTTGGTGAATACACAGGAAATGGAAGCAATGATGGCACGTTTGTTTTTACTGGTTTCCGTCCTGCATGGGTTATGTTGAAACGAGCTTCAAGTGGTGTTACTGCCAGTTGGGCAATTCTTGATAGTGAACGCGATCCTATAAATCCAACAAGTTTAGGAATATTTGCAAATAGTACGACTGCAGAAGCATCAAGTACGCTCAGAAATGTAGATTTTCTATCAAATGGCTTTAAATTAAGAACAAGTCACAATAACATTAATGGTTCTGGTGGTGAATACATTTATATGGCATTCGCAGAAATCCCCTTTAAATATTCAAATGCGAGGTAAGTATGTGGAAATATGGTTCTAGAATAATAAAAGAAGGTAGACCTTGGACAGATGATAACGGAGTAAAACATCCACGAATATGGCGAAGATGGACAGATGAAGAAATAAAAGAACGTGGTTTAGTGTGGCATGAGCCAGTGATACAAGAACCAAAGAAAGAGGATGGAGATTGATATGTCAGGCTTATCTATAGTCACACCCCCAACTATTGAACCACTTACAAATGCGGAAACAATAAATTATCTTAGACTGGATTCTGGCGTGGATAATATGTTGGTTGAATCTTTAATTACAACTGCAAGAACATGGGTGGAAGATTACACAAAAAGAACTTTGATAAACACTACATTAAAGTTATCTTTAGATTCTGTGTATGGGAATCAAATTCCTATGTATGATGGTGTTTATACTGCGCCTTACAAGTCATCTTCTTTAAATTTTATTGAGTTACCACAGTCACCAGTGTCGAGTGTAACTTTTGTAAAATACTACAATGATTCAGATACCGAAAGCACATGGGCAACATCGAATTATTATGTTGATTTAGTGCGTCATCCTGCAAGAATCGTTTTGAGAGATGGTGGTTCATTTCCAACTGATTTAAGAAAAGCCAACGGACTAGAAGTCACTTATGTGGCAGGGTATGGTGCAAATCGTGCTGATGTGCCAGAGCCAATTAGAACAGCCATGCTCCAATATATTTTGTATTTATATGAGCATCGTGGAGACTTTGAAAGATTCCCACCACCAGAACCTCCAAAAATATTAACATCTTTATTGTTGCCATTCACTATTTTACGTTATGGTGTATCAAGTTTTGGAGGTGATTATTAGTGTCTGTTGGTAAGATGCAACATAGATTGGCTTTACAAGTTCCATCACGCACAGATGATGGGGGTGGTTCTGGTCGTGTTACGTTTTCTACTATTGCAACAGTCTTTGGTAGAATTGAAGCACAGGGTGGCTCAGAAAGATTTTTTGGCGATCAAAATGAAGGGCGTACTAGCCATTTAATCACAATACGCTTCCGCAGAGGTTTGACGATAAAACATCGAATTGTTTATCAGTTTACCTCAGAAAATGTTTTATACACACGCACCTTTAATATCAAACGAATAGAGAATAAAGGCGAGAGAGATAAATATCTTGAAATAATGTGCGAGGAAGGCGTTGCAACATAATGGCTAGGGTAACTACAAGAGTAACCAACAAACCACGCCACAACAGCGTGATAAGCCAATATACGGCAGATGCAAAAGCATTGGTAGGTAGGGCAGGTAATCTTGTAAGAAATACCGCTGTTCAGTCCATTCAACAAGGAGCTAAGTCTGGGGTCGTTTATGAAAAGTATAATCCACGAAGAACTCATAGAGCATCAAGCGCAGGTCAACCACCTGCAACAGACACAGGATTCTTAGTTAATAATATTGCTTTAAAAATAGATGCTGACAGTTTAGGTGTTTCTGTAGAAAGTAGGGCAAATTATTCAGCGTTCCTTGAATTTGGCACATCAAAAATGGCGGCTAGACCATTTCTGCAACCTGCATTAGAATCCAATAAGAGCAAAATACGCGCATTAGAAAAAAGAATGATAAAGGCTAAATAATGGGGCTACACAGTTTCAATCTACAGAAGGCTATATTCACTGCCTTGAATAGTGCAAACATCACTGACGAGGCAGGAAACGCTATTACGGGGGTATTTGATGATGTACCAGAGGGAACAGCCTATCCGTATATTACAATAGGTGATGATACTGCTACAAATATATCTGCAAAAGGACTAGATATTCACGAACACACTTTAAATATACATATTTGGTCGCAATATCGTGGAAGGCGTGATATAAAAGAGATTATGCAAAGGGTTTACACGGCATTGAATGATGTTACTCTTTCCGTAAGTGGTGCGCTTGGCATTAATATCAAGCATGAGTTTGATACAACTATTGTCGAGGGCGATGGAATAACTAGGCATGGCATCATGAGATTTCGTGCAGTAGTGTCAGATAGTTAAAAGGAGTTAGACATGGCGGCACAAAAAGGTTCAGCCCTATTGATGAAAATAGGCAACGCAGGATCACCAGAAACATTCACTACTATTGGTGGTATGCGCTCAACAAGTATGACACTCAATGATGAGATGGTTGATGTAACGAATAAGGACTCAGCAAGAGCGAGAACATTACTAGCTCAAGCAGGTGTAACAAGCATGACTGTATCTGGGTCTGGAGTGTTTACAGATTCAGCATCAGAAACAACTTTACGCTCAAAATATGATGCATCAACCTTGGGAAATTATCAATTTTTGATACCTGATTTTGGAACATATACTGGGGCATTTCAACTAACATCATTAGAGTATGCAGGTGAATACAATGGTGAAGTGACTTATTCTTTCACATTTGAATCATCTGGTGCGCTCACTTTTGCTACAGTGTAATCTGATGAGTTGGGAGCAGGTAAAAGCCACAATTGATGATACAGATTGGGTAGTTTCAAAAAAGCTATCTGATGGTAATATTGTGTGGTGTTTTCCATTTGCATCAGAGATTGATGAGGGTGGGAAGTTTAAAAGTGGTGGCAAAACTCACACGGCAATTTCGGTTGAGAATGTAGCTGATCGCAATGAAGAAATTATTGTTGTAACCAAGGGAGTCAATGATGGCAAATCCAAGGCGAGGGGAACTGAAGATAAAACTGGGGGAGAAGACGTTTGAAGGTAGAGTGACCCTCGATGTAGTACAGAGGATTGAAAATGGTTTGAATATGGGAATAATTCAAATAGCCCAACGAATGTCAGAAGGATCACTCAAAACTACAGAAATGACATTCATCCTCACTCCTGTTATTCGCGCAGGTGGAAATGATGTAAATGAAAAAGAAGTTGGACAGGCTCTATGGGGAGCAGGTTTAGCAGATGGTATGAAAGCCATTGGAGAAATAATAGCAATTGTGCTTGGTTCTGGTGGTGATGAGGGAAACGAAGACGAGGTGGCTCAAGCGTCATAAAAGAATTGCCTTGGCAAGAATGGATGGAAATTGCACTTGGTAAGATGCAAATTCAACCAAACGTGTTTTGGGATATGAGTTTTCAAGAATTTTATGCCGCAGTAAATGGTTTTGCAGAGTTTCACTCAGGGGGTAAGCCACCGCCTATGACACAGGGTGAACTAGAAGACTTGATGGAAAGGTATCCAGATTAAATGGCGGCAACAACAGTAGATACCTTATTAGTTCGCATTGAAGCTGATATGTCTGGCATCAGACGTGATTTAAAACGGCTTGAGCAGACTACACAATCATCAACTAAAAAAATGCAAGGTGCTTTTGCAGGGTTATCAAGGTTTGTTGGTCCTGCAATCGGTGTTGCGTTTGCAGGTGCGGTTGCCGCAGGTTCAAAAGCAGTAATAGGATTGGCTTCTGATATTGAGGAAATGCAAGCAAAATCTGATGTTGTTTTCGGTGCGTTTGCAGGAGAGGTAAGACAACAGTTATCTGAGTTTGCACAAGAAGTTGGAAGATCAGCATTTGAATTAGAAGGAATGGCGGCAAGTGTACAAGATACGTTTGTTCCTATGGGGATACAAAGAGGTGAAGCCGCAAAGCTATCTGTGCAACTCGCAAAATTAGCTACAGATGTTGCATCATTTAACAACGCACAAGATACAGATGTTATGAACGCTTTTCAATCAGCTTTAGTTGGAAACCATGAAACTGTCAGAAGATTTGGTATTGTGATAACTGAAGTAGAGTTAAAGGAAGAACTTCTACGCATGGGAATCAACAAAGCATCAAAAGATGTTGATCAAGCTACTAAAATACAAGCTCGTTTGAATCTTATAATGGCAGGTACAACTGATGCTCAAGGAGATGCCGCACGAACAGCAGGTAGTTTTGCAAATCAAACAAGGGCGTTAAATGCGTCTTTGATGATTTTAGGAAAAGAAATTGGAGATGAGATTTTACCTCATGCAACAGCGTTGGTTGCGGCTTTCAATAAATTAGCGATTGCTACAACAAAATTTCTTGCGAGTATGAATATTATTCGACTTGATGGTATGCAACAACTAAATGTTATTGCAGAAAAAAGATTGGAGTTAGCAGAGAGAGAAAAAGTATTCAGAGAAATTGCAAAAACTCAATTAGCTTTAGATAACATGATGGTAGGAATCCAAGCGGAAAGACTTAAATTAGATCAACAAGAATTCGCTATCAGACAAAAACTCGCAGGAATTCTAAGTAAAAATATATTAGATAAAAACAAAGAAGCAGAAGCAACCAAAGAAACAAATGATGAAGTTTCAAAAGGGCAAAAATTTCTTGAAAAGTATAATAACGAACTTGCTTTATTAACGCTCCAACTAGAAGGGCATGGTCCAACTTCTTTGACTTTTATGTTAGCTGAAGCACAACAAAAATTAGGAGATGAGTTTGAAGCTGTCAGACCAGAGCTTGAGAAAGTATTTATGAGTTTAACCAATGGCAAGGAAATCCTAGATAGTATAAATCAATCAACAGAAGAAACTAGCGAAACCATAGAGGAATTTAAAAACGAACTTTCAGAAACAGATCAATTTCTTCAAGATTTCAAATCATCAGTTGGACAGGCTCATTTGGAATCAATGGGATTTGAAGGTTCTCTTGAAAGCGTTTTGGGTTTTCTTCAGCAATTTCCAGAAGCGACTGCGAAACAAGTTGAAGAATTTATTAGATTAGCCGAAATACAAAATAATGTTGCAGAAACATTAGATGAAAAAGTAAGCCCTGCTTTAGAGGCGGCTTTAGGTTTCATAGATGAAATGGCAAATGATACGGATAGATTAAGATTAATAGAATTAGGATTGATTGAAGCCTTTTTAACAGGTGTTATTACTTTAGAACAATATGAGGAGATGTTGAAAAAGTTAAGCGAGCAGACAAAGGAAGTGGCAGAGGTAAATGAAAAAACATCAGAGATGATGAAAACATTTCAAAGTTCTGTAGAATCAGCAAGTCGTGGAATATCTGATAATTTTGCTGATATGTTGGTAAGCGGAAAAACAAACATGGAAGGTCTAAAAAATGTGTTTGAAAATATGGTGAAAACTATTATTTCAAAGGCATTTGAATTGATGGTGGTAAATAGAATTATGAATAGCATTTTTGGCGGTGTCACAGGTTTTCAACAATTGCCTACGATGGGGATGCCACAAACTGCATCAGGTGGGTCAATCTCTTCTCCAAGAATGGTAGGAGAGCGTGGTCCCGAACTTTTCATTCCTCACAGTGCAGGGGTTATTAAAAATGCACAAGATACAAAATCAATGATGGGTGGACAACCTGTCGTAGTTAATCAAACGTTGAATATAGAAACAGGGGTAGCTCAAACAGTAAGAGCAGAGATATTGACGATGATGCCAATGATACAAAATTCCACATTAAGTGCGGTTCGAAATGCACGACAAAGGGGTGGCTCATTTGCGGCTACATTTGGTGGCTAAATGACTGCGCCAACCTATCCACTTACAATGCCAACGACTCCTAATTTTACTGATTCTTCTTGGCGGTTGAATCGTAGGGTTGCAGTATCTCAATCTCAGTTTACTGGGGCGCAACAAGTATTTGAATATGATTATGCACTTTGGGGAGCGACTCTTAGTTTGCCACCAATGAAACGTGAGCAAGCAAGAGAGTGGGAGGCATTTTTGATGCAACTGCATGGAGTCAAGGGAACTTTCCTTCTGGGTGATCCTGATGCGTCAAGTCCGCAAGGTGTGGTTACAGGAACAGTAACATTGAACTCAGCCGTTGCAGTTGGCGATTTTACAGTTGCTTTGGCAACAAGTCAAAACAGCACAAACAATATGTTTCGCAAAGGTGATTACATTCAGTTAGGTTCGGCAGGAACTTCTAAATTGCATATGGTAACGGCTGATGCAAACAGTAACAGCTCTGGTGTTGTAACTGTCACCATCGAACCATCGATAAAAGCTGTCGTAGGTACTGGTCAACAGATAACATATAATTCTCCAAAAGGATTATTCCGCATGGAATCAAATGATTTAGGATGGGATGCAAGCAGAACCAGTTTATATGGTATCAGTTTTAGTTGCATTGAGGCGTTGTAATGGAACAAATGTTAATTAATATCATCGGTGGTGTTTTAGTGGCAAGTCTAGGTTTCATTATTAAAACCTTGTGGGATGGTCAACAGAAAATAAAGCAAGATATGACTGCGTGGGAAAGATATATGCCAGATACATACATTCGCAGAGATGATTATAAAGATGATATAGCAGACATCAAAAAGATGCTATCTGCTATTTTTGATAAGCTAGATCAAAAGGTGGATAAATGAATAAGAATAGATTTATTAAACAAATACGCTTTCACGAAGGTGTTCATAATAAAGTATATTTAGACACACTTGGAATTGAAACGATAGGGGTGGGTAGGAATCTAAAAGATAGAGGATTATCTGATGATGAAGTAGATTATTTATTATCAAATGATATTGATATTGTTGAAGCAGAGCTAGATAAAGAGTTGCCTTGGTGGCGAGATCTGGATGAGGTAAGGGCAAGATGCCTTGCAGATTTAGTTTTCAATATGGGTATGCCACGACTTCACGGATTTGTGAAAGCGTTAGATGCGTTAAAGCGCAGAGACTACCAAACTAGCGCAGATGAATTTGCTGATAGTCGTTGGTATAAACAAGTAGGACAGCGTGGGGGTCGTATTGTTGAGATGATTCGCACAGGCACAGATTCGGACGATTTCTAATGTATGAATATAAAATCAAAGAAGTGGTAAAGGTTGTTGATGGTGATACAGTCGATGTCATTCTTGATTTGGGTTTTGATATGTTCAAGAAAGAGCGCATTCGGTTAAATGGAATAGATGCGCCAGAATCCAGAACATTAGATACAGAAGAAAAAGCACTTGGAATAGATGCGAAAGAATTCCTAGAAAGACGTTTAGAGGATTGTGATAATCTCTGGGTTGCAACAGAGAAGGATGGAAAATATGGACGGATGCTTGGGGATATCTGGTGTAGCGCAACCAATATCAACGAAGAAATGGTGTTGCGTGGTTATGCGTGGAAATATGATGGTGGCACGAAAACAAAAGATATTAAAAAGCTAAAAGAAATAAGGCGGTTAGTATGATTCAAAGTTTAATTGCTCCTGTATCTGGGTTGCTTGATAAGTTTATAGAAGATAAAGACCAGAAGGCAAAACTGGCACACGAAATCGCAACGATGTCAGAGAAACATTCTCAGGAATTAGCACTTCAACAAATAGAAGTTTTGAAACTGGATGCAAAGGGGAACTGGTTTCAATCTAGTTGGCGACCTTTAGCAGGATATGTGGCGGTGCTTGGCATGGCGATTAACTTCCTTGTCATTCCAATATGTGAAGGGTTTGGAATAGATATAAATCAGGCAGATACAAGTACGATGATGCCGCTTCTTTTGAGTATGCTAGGAATCGGTGGAATGAGATCATATGACAAGTTAAAGAAAACAGATACCAAATGAATCCACCACTCCAAAAAGCACGTTATCTAAGTGAGCCACAAAACAAAAGATTTGCAGGTCTGATCACAGTTTTTTTTGGGCGTAAACCATATGATTTTATTTTGAAAGATTTATTGCATGAGCAATATGTTTTTCAATCAGCAGATGAAATATTTTTGACTGAAAAAGGAACAAAAGAACTACATCGATTAGCTTTTTTCTGTGGCTTACTTGTAACAGGTGATGATTTTGAGCCAATGCGTTTATCTTACGTCGAGCCAGAATAACCTATCGGAATGGTTCACCTGTAATCCAACACACTAATGCCCATCTTTCTCCTTTTCTAACAGGAGTAACTTTATGAGGCATAAATGATGGAAATGCTATCCCTGTTCCTGCATCTGGTTTGATACTTTGTTCACCACTCATAAAAAAAGCTAGTTCTCCACCCTCATAATCATCATTTAGACAAACACTGATGCTTATTTTGCGAGTACTATGATCTCCTGTCCCAATATCTAAGTGCCACCCATATCCAATTGATGGAGCAGAATATCTCAAAAGTTGGGGTCTTTCTAAAATTCCAGTGAGATTAAACTGGAAAAGCTCATTTGCATTTTTTGCACCAAGGATTAACAGTTCATCAACCCATTCTTGTTTTTCATGAATGACAAATACATCCACTTCTCTTTTTTTAAAATCAATCACATTTGAATCTTCATTCTGTACTTTTCCCTTGCGATGTAAAGTCGAATCATCTTCATGCAAATCAATAATTTTTTGTATTTCTTGTTGAGTCAAGTTTAAGCAAGAAGTAACACCAATATCACTGTTTCTTATCTCTGGGGGTATTGCTAAAGCCATTCAATTTTCCTTATAAAATATGTGAGTTTTTATTTGCCTGTAATACTGCTTTTTAGAAGCCCACACAGGCGCAACGTAATCTGCGTGGTAATACACAGAACCATCCGTTGGGTCGCTTACACGGCTGTGATATACGCCCCAAGCAATCATTCTTGCTAGTTCATAGGCTTGCATATCTGTAGGTATGTCAGATTTGCCATCACAATAGAAGCTGAATTGACATTGATTCCGAATAGGCACATCTGGATTCCAACTGTGCGTTTTGGATTGTGTCACAACAGAGCAAGGGTCATTTGGAAAGTTTTCATCCTCAACCCTGTTCATTATAACGTGGGCAACGGCAATTTGACCGAGCAAGGGTTCACTCCTTGCTTCGAAGTAAATCGCAGTAGCTATACAGGCTATGAATGACTCTATCATCAGTTAAACCCAAAAAGTTGTGCAGGTGTCATACAAGAACTTTCTGCAGTCCATAAACTTGAATCCCATGTTTCGCAACCAAGCACCCAATTAATAGCGATGAATTCAAACAAAAGAATGAATCCAAGCATAAAAAATAAAACAAATAATGTGTCTCTGTATTTTCGCATGGTAATCTCCTTATATTGACCAAACAGTTTCCTTGACGGCTTTTGCAACAAGTCTTTCTCTCTCATTCCTTTCTATCTCTGGGTTCTTCACATCATTTGTATGAGTTGCCCAATAGGTACAGGCATTATACAAAGCCCATTTATTAGAACCGACTTGTCTTTTGTTATCAATCCAAAAGCCCATCAATTTTTCAAGACGCTTTTTATTTATCTTCTCTTCAGATGTTTTTGTGTAAGCCCTACACATATGTAATTTAAAAAATCCCTCTGCTTGTAAATCTGTTATTGTTGCTAGACTCATTGCTTTATACCAACCAATATTATTGAAGAAGATATCTGCACTCTTTTCAATCTGTTTGGTTGATGCTTGTATGTTTATATTAGCGGTATGTTTGTTGACTGTTTTTGCGATAGAGTGCTGATCTGCACATCCATTATTACAGAACAATCTAAAACCCATACCTGCTACAGAAAAAGACCAAGTTCCATCATAAGAATTATAATACAGAACTTGATATTTTATGTAATCACCGACCATTGGTTCTATTGTCATATCATTAAAAAGCATTGAACCTCTTATTCTTTTACCACCATCAAACACCTCAATATTTTCTGTGAAATCTTTTGATATATTGGCTTTTGATATTGCATCTCTTATTGATTTGACAACATCCTGATGTTTCACAATCGTGTATTTTTTGCCCACTGTCGCAAGTGGTTGATTTGTATCAGAGCGTATAATTGCTTTTTGCATATTTGCAGGAATCTTGATGCCAGTTGTAGTTTGCATCATTTCTTCATGAACAGGGAAATCCCATTCGTTTAATATTGTACCATCCATATTTTTCTCCGTTTTTTTGTGGTTATAAATTATTAATTAATATTTTTACCTTGTCAATTTATTAAGTACAGAATGACCTCTACCTTCAAGGCAATTTTGTAATGCGATATTTCTATCATCATACCAAGGAATATTATTTTTTATAATCGTTTCGCACTCCATAGTATCACGCTGTACAAGCTGAGCCTTTTCTTCAGAAGCTCTTAAATCAACAAGCGGTTTGTAAGCGCACCCTGATAACACGAATATTATTAAAAACATTCTCATCTTATAGATCCTCCTAATTCCAGACCTCTACGCCATCCACTTTTCGCCCTTGCTTCAACAGATGTCATTGGTCTTTGTTTTTTCTGTTTCAGTTCTTTTTGTGGTTGTTCTTGAAAGTTGATTACCTTATCCCAAGATTCTTTAAGTTTTTCTTTAAACTCCTCTACTGTTTCATTATCGTCCATCTTGCAACACCCAATCCATCTTATTTATAAATTCCACAAATTGTTCCTCAGTCAGATATTGATACGCTGAATAATCCTGTAAACTATTGCTTGTATAAACAGGGGTAGCAGTCGAATTAAATTTTTGAGCTTGCAACAAATCAACTCTTCTATAAATATCATGATGTACTTTTACTCTATCATCATCCTCATCTAGGAAAGGTTGATATACATATCCTTTGTGTGACCATTCTGGCGCATTATCCCATCTAGGTATTGGATACATTTCTTTTCTCCATTTCGTTCATTATAAGTTTTTCTAATCTTGGATTTATTGTTCTTTCGCCTGTTTCATATTTACATATGATAGACTTATCTTTGTATCCGAGTATCTCAGCCATTTGTTGCTGAGACACTCCAATATCATTTCTGAATTTTCTAAATACTTCTTTATCCACTAATTACTCCTTATTGATAAGTTATCTAATTGTTCAATGCTTTGCTCAAATTCTTCATCAAGTTTCTTATCTATAATAATCATTCTATCATAAGTAAGCATATCAAGCTGTTGCAGAAAATCTCGTATTGAATTTATCTCATCTTCTGCAAGGGGTTCTAATTGTTGAATAATATTTTCTGCTGAAGTATCAGAAATAATGTTGTTGAAAAATTCTTTTAGTCGTTCTGTAGGTAATCCCATTCTATGCTCCGTATTTGTTAGCTAATACTCTGTAAGCGGTTTTAAGGCTTCTTGAAAGTTTAAGAATCTCAGGCTTACAAATTTTTGTTCTTTTGTTTGCTTCATCAAGCCATTGTGTAAGTATATCAATAGTTTTGTTAAGTTCATCAATTGTTTTGTTTTCGCATATTTGTTTATAAGTCATTTTTTTCTCCAATAGGTTTGTGGTTATATTATAAATATATGTTATATGTTGCCCATTGTCAACCATAAAATGAAAAAAAATGTAAAATAATATAAAATAACAAAAACCCCAAATCTATTGAGATGGGGCTTGGGAGGAAATCATGAGATTGTTGGTGAGGGTTGGATAAAACGCTAATTCTGAACAACCCTCAAAATTATTATATCATGTTTCCTGTTGTTCATCAATCCACTTGCTCAAAACTTCACTATCCCATGCCCATCTTCTTTTACTTAACTTTATAGCTTGGGGAACTTTATCCTCTTTTATTAATTTATTTAAAGTTGGTATTGATAATCCTAAATATTTTGCTGTCTCAGCTTTGTTGTATAATCGTTGATTTATTTTATCTTTTGTTTGTGTCATAATGTCACCGCCCTCATATTTGCATTCATAGACCGCCACGCTTCAATCTTTGCTTTGGCGGCTTCTCTCATAAATCTATGTTTCTCATCTAGCTTTACCGCTATTTTAATTGCTACTAAATGTTCTTGATATTGTTTGCTATTGTATGCCTCACGTTCTTGTGCAGATACAGGCAAATCTTTATGAACAGACATCAACATTGCTTTAAGAGATTTTCTATATTCTTCAAGATAAATTCTTTCTGCTTTACACTTAGCGGCATCTTCAGCGTTATCTCTAAGAAAATCTACTGCCAGTTGAACTTCTTCTTCTGTAATCATCTAATCCTCATTGAATGGGCTGAAATCCCAAAATGCTTCTGCTTGTGTTTGACCGAAACTTTCATCCTTGGTTTGCTCTAAAAAAAATGCTTTCTCATTTCCTCTTTTATGTAACTGAGTATGATGGTGCATACAAAGGGGTATAAGATTCCTATCATTTGCTTTCATGCCCATGCCTCTTGTTCCATTCCAAGGTTTCAATAAATGATGCGCTTGAATAACACCTTGGCATGAACTATAAATCTTCAAGCAACATTGTTGAGAATGTATCCAATCAAGGTGCTTTTTATTAGCGTATCTTTTTTTCATCAAAATTCTGTTTTAAAATCTGTTTCAAATTCTTGTGATTTATTTTGTTGTGGTATCTCTCTTTGTTCTTCTTTTGGTTCAATAGTTGCGGATAACATTCTGTCACCATCTTTAGTTTCCTTGCTCCATGCAGTAAACCAGTATTCAACATAATCTTTTGTGAAACCTCCATTCACAGATGGGGGGTTTTGCTTGAACTTTGCTTTATCTGATTCTGTTAATGGTTTGATACCACCAATATCTGCAAATATTCGAAAACGAGAATCTTGGTTTTGTATTCTCTTTTTTATAATTATTGCATCTATTTCTTCATCTGCTATTTTTATTTTACCTTGATAGAATATTGATTGGTCTTCTCTTGGTTGAAAGAATGAACCAGTTTGATTCTTCATCTCATATGCCATTGAGTTCTCCTTGTCTCTCGTCTTTTTTTGTTTCTCTCCATAAAATATCAACCAAGCGATATTTGCCTTTGAACTTGGATTGATGCCAATGCCCTGATGGTTTTAAAAATTTAAGTTCTTCAGCATCTATAAACATTTGTTTTCCTTGGCAGGTTATAAGTAATCCACCTTTTTTAATTGCTTCTTTAAGTTCATAATCTCTTATGGATACATATCTACCCTGCCATATTTTATTTACTGTCTTTTTCTTCATCTGCTACCTCTGTATCTGGGCTATATTTACCTCTATATACATCCAAACCAAGACCAAATAATCCTATACATTTGACCATACAACGCATCTTAGCATTGCTAACATCAACAGAGCTTGGGTTTTGTATCGCCTTATTGTTGTAATCCATAACAGCGAGATGCATCGTATGACTTAATCCATCTATTGTGACTGTACATTGTACTTCTGCTGAACCATCAAGGTAATACATACATCCATGCTGTTTGCCTTCACGTTCAAATATTTTGAATTCACAATCTGCTGTTGGATATCTTTTCTTTAATTCTGCCCAACATTCTGACCAAGAATAATAATGAAGAGTCACATCTTTAACTTGCCATTGTCCCTTATCATCTTTGAACTTTTGTTTTATTTGTCTTGCTTCAATATGGCGATCTTCTACTTCATGTTGCGTCAAATTATCCCAAATTGATTTAGCACGTTTCACATCATCTTTTGATTTATATTTTACATAAAATTCATCTGTACTCATTTAATTCTCCAAATTTTTTTTGCTTGTGTTATTTCACTTTCACCCCACATCCAGTGGTCAAAGTTTGGATATAAGAGCCTACAACATTCTTCTATATCACTTGAGTATGATAATATTCTCTCAAGATTAAATGATGCAGTTCTTATATTATCAAGATGTTTTTCAACATCATGAATCTCTATTTCTGTAATATCATTTGGCGAAACATATGCAACGATAGGCGGTTTTCCTGTCGCCTTAGAATATATCGCAAGTTGCCTATGCACTCCCTCATCTGCTTTAGATGTTTTTTGACCCTTACTTTTTAAATCAACAACGCAATCATCAAACAACCAATCATAATAGCCAATAAAAGGAATGGGTATATCTTCAATCTCTAGTGTTATTTTTCCTTGAGATGCAATTAAATCTTTCTGCCTATACTTTTGTATAAAACCATCAAATGCTTTTGTAATACATCTTTCTAATGTTTTTTCTTCTTTGGTGTATTTCTCAGAATAACCATCCATAAAAGGTTTTGGTTTATATTTGCTCATTTCTTTTTTGCCGAGAGATATAACTGAATCTAATTCCATATCAGATATTTGTATTGCAGTTGTCAATGCTTTATCAACTCCAATCCCTCTCCACGCAGAAGCACCTGCGTATCCTTTAAAACCTGCCAACTTCATCATAGCCATTGCAGGGTCAGCAATATATAAATTAATCATTGATGCTGAAAGCCATTCAATATTATGTTCATTATAAGCGTTATTATTCATAAAAATAAAATAATATAAAATAATATAAAAGTAAAACAAATAATGAATAAGTTTAGAAATAAAAGAACTATAGTAGATGGAATAAGTTTTGCATCTAAGCGTGAAGCCCATAGATATTCAGAGCTTGCATTGTTAGAAATGACAGGCAAAATCTATAATCTCAAACTGCAACCAAGAATACCATTGATGGTAAATGGTGTGAAGATTGGTCATTATGTTGCGGACTTTGAATATAAGAAAAATGGAGAAACTATAATTGAAGATGTCAAATCACCAATCACAAAAACTCCAATTTATAAATTAAAGATGAAGATAATACAAACATATGAACCCCCAATTGTAGTGAGGGAAATTTTTTGATATAATATGAGTGATACGTCTAATAGGGCTATCATCTTAACAGGAGGTTTTGATGGTCGACCCTATCTCGGCTATGGCAATAGCAGGTTCAGCATTTAGCGCACTAAAACGAGGTGTGTCCATAGGTCGTGATATAGAATCGATGGGCAAAGATTTATCACGATGGATGTCTGCGGTATCGGATATTGACCGCGCACACCATGAAGCAAAGAACCCACCGATATTCAAAAAATTATTTAATGGTAAATCTGTTGAACAAGAAGCAATGGAACTGTTTACACAAAAAAAGCAATTAGAGAATCAAAGAGATGAACTAAGAAAATTGATTTCATCAATGTGCGGACCACAGGCTTGGCAGGAACTTATACGGATGGAACGTGATATTCGTAAACAAAGACAAGAAACTTTATACGCTCAAAGGGAAGCAAGAAAGCATTTTATGGAAGTGGTAGCAATAATGATTTTGATAGTTGTTATTGTAGGCTTTCTTTTTCTTGTTCTCTATCTCTACATAAACAGGGGAAAATTATGATTCAAAAAAAATTAGAAAAAGATTCATCATACAATCATCTGGACGCAGATGGTGATGGAGTGGTCGATGATGACGAACTAGCTCTTTATGAAAAACTTCATGCCATTGAAACTCAAGATGCTAAAGATAATGCAGAACTTCGTAAACTCACGGCTCAAAGACGCATGGCAACAGCAGTCCTCATTTTCATGGCTGTTTATACTTTGCTGATGTTTGCCCCGTTCATACCAGACTCTAGAATAAAATTACTTACAGATTTGAGCAATCTTCTTTACATAACAGGCGGAGGAATCACAGGAACGTATATGGGTGTCAGTGCATGGATGTCTCGTAAATGAGATACCGCAAGGCAACATTCCCAAAGCCCAAATTTAAGAGGCATGATATTCGTTATCCAGAAGACATGAATAAAGTACACATAGCTCATGATTGCATAGTATGTGGGTCTGATAGGGCTTCTTATAGTTATGATTGTGGGAAAACTTGGTACTGTTCAGAACATCGTGAACAGGGAAAAGCCACCTAATTGGAAATAGTGGCTCTTCTTATCATATTTATTTGTTTAGGAGTTGTGTTAGCAATACTTGTTTGGATAATTGTAAATATTAATTAAACTTTTGCCTTTAAGTTGTAATCTTTTATTATTGTTCCTAATTCTGGGTTGCCTACTACTTGTTCCTCAATCCATTTTGTTTCTATAGTGCCATCCAACTTTTTGATTCGCCTTGGGTGGCCTCTGCGGATGTGTTGACGCTTTGGTGTTCCATGACCTGTAAACATGGATTCATACATACGAACACCTCTTGGTTTGGGCAAATCAACATCATATATTTTATATTCATTTTTTGGTACTCTGCGACCCCAACGAATTGTATCAATCTGTTGTTTTGGTTGAATCGTTTCATGTGAAACTATTGGATAATTAAGAATAGTAAATACGGAAATAAGAAATCGCAGATCACCTCTCAATATTGTTCCAAAATGTTTTGTGAGGTCATTATCATCTGATTGAGCATTAGCAATCATTTCAGAATTCATAGTTAGAAATGTAAGGTTATCCATTTGCAAACAGGTTCTGCGAGATAGTTTCTCAGTGTTGTGTCCCTTGCATCCCCAATAATGAAGATAACCATCTCCCCACAAATCTAAACCAGACTTCACAAAATCATCTCTATATTTTTGTTGAGAAAGAACTGTCTCATCAATCTGGTGGTTATATAAATCAAACTGAATAGGTAATATCAATATATTGCCTTCTGGGTCTTTTGCAAAACCTTGAAAGTTAAATCTATCAAAATCTTTTATACCACTTTCAATGCTTTCAAAATCTGGTCTTCTTGTATGAGGGTGAACATCAAAAGGGTTATGTGATACTCTAGTTATATGATAACCCATTTTTAAGGTATCTTTATCAACACCCTTGTCAAAAAGTCCATCCATATATTTTTGAAAAACTTTGAAGATTTCTTCTTTGCGAAAATTTTCATCCCATTCAATCCACATATTATTGGATGGCGGAATCGCAAATTCTAATGCTTGAACTATTTTACTTGGTTGCACCCATGAACCCCACACAGCGTGTTGCACAAAATTATTAGATAAAAAATATTTTGTGCTTCTAACAATTTCCATTTGTGCTTTGCGTAGATGAAACTCACTCTTTTTGTTTTTCCCCAGATAATTTTCAATACCTCTTTTTGGTTGTGCCAAACCTGCAAGCACCTCATTGACAAAAGCATCTGGTTTTAGTTGTTCTTTTTTCTCTACAATATCTGAATCCAAATGTGTTTTAAGCATTACCAAATGCCTTTCTATATATATTGCGTTCAAAATTTTCTATTTTTTCTTTTGCACTTTCAAAAATTTCTTGATTTATTATTTCGCCACTTGTGACATATTTTTTTATTGTAATCCATTCACGCACGTTTAAACCTGCAAGTGGCAAAAACGAGTTGCAAGTTTCAACTTGTTCTACAAATTCTTTGATTTCCATTTTTTTCTCCGTTGTTTGTGTAATTATACGATATATACTAAATTGGCACTTGTCAACCTAAAAATATAAATTAATATAAAATAATATAAAATAATTTTTTATTTGCAGTTTTTTTATTTTTGTTTATAAAATATTTTACCACAAAAAAAAGGAGAATTGATGAGTTGGGATGCACTTAGTTATGTTACTAACAAAAAAACAAAAGTTGGAAATTCAACAGCAAAACTTGTTTTGATATTTCTTGCCAATTATGCTGACGAAAATTTTCAAAGTTTTCCATCTATAGGCGTTCTTGCTGAATTGTGTGAAAGCAATGAGAGGACGATTAAGAGAGCTTTGACTCTTTTGCATCAAAAAAAGATTATAGAAATTAAAGAACGATTTACAATTGATGGAAAACAAACAAGTAATTTATACACCATTTTAATTAGGGGTGACAAAAATGAGGGGGTGGGGGTGACAAAAAGTGACCCCAATACTATCAATATAAACAAAACTATATTAAACAAACAGAGGGGTGACAAAAAGTACCCTCCTGATTTTGAGCAATTTTGGCAAGCCTATCCAAGACATGATGGTTCTAAAAAAAGTGCTTATAAGATTTGGTCAAATGCCATATCCAGAGAAATAGACGTTGAAGTATTGTTACTGAAAACAATTCGTTTTAAGGTTAAAAACACGCATACAGAAAAAAGGTATATACCTCATGCGACAACTTGGCTGAATCAAAAAAGATGGGAAACCATAGATATAGAAAAACCACAAACAACTAAAAACCAGATAGCAGGATAATATGGAGAAATTATTAGATAATAATATTAAATTAAGAAGTTATGCAGTTGGGGATTATAAAACAGTTTGTCCTCAATGTTCGCATACAAGAAAAAACAAGAAAGACCAATGCCTTTCAGTAACAATAAAAAGTGATGGGGGGGCAGTGTGGAAATGCCATCATTGTGATTGGGTTGGCGGTGTTGCAGGGGATACCTATCAAGCCCCACAAAAAAAAGTATATAAAAAACCTGAACCACCAAAACAATCAGACCCAGAAAGTAACACCATGTTGGAATGGTTTAAAGCTAGGGGAATAAGTAAAGAAACAGTAGAAGCATTTAATATCACAAGAACTGTCAATTGGTTTAGTAATGGTGAAGCAGGATGTATTGCATTTCCATATTACCAAAATGGTGAACTTGTAAATATAAAATACAGAACAAAAGATAAACAGTTTAGACAAGAAAAAGATGCCAAAAGAACTTTATTTAATATGGATAGGGTTCTTGAGTTTTGGGAACAAAACCCACAGAAGAAGAAGCGATTGATATTTGTGGAGGGGGAAATGGATGTTCTTTCATTTTACGAAGCAGGATTTCCTCATGTGGTATCATTACCAGATGGCGCACCAAAAACGGCTAAGTTTGATGCAGATGATAAAAGATTCCAAGCCCTATCAGATTCAGAGTGGATTAACCATGCAGATGAAATTATTTTAGCAGTAGATAATGACGAGGCAGGTAACGCACTTCAGTTAGAGCTTTTACATAGATTTGGCAAAGACAGATGTTCTATCATAAAGTTTCCAGATTCTAATGATGTTAAAACCAAAGATGCTAATGAAGTTTTAATGTATCATGGTTCGGATGTTTTAAAAGAAATTGTAAAGCAACGTGTTCATTTTCCTGTTGAGGGAATATATACTTCAGAAGATTATAAACAAGAAGTATATAATATCTATGAGGGTAAAGTACAAAAGCCTGTATCCACAGGTTTTACAAATTTAGATACAATATATAAAGTGATGCCATCAACATTCTGCTTGGTTACAGGTGTTCCCAATCATGGCAAATCAAATTTTATAGATCAGATTGCTATCAACTTAGCGAAAAATGAAAATTGGAGATTTGCAATATTTAGTCCAGAGCATTCTACTGCTAACCATATAAGAAGGTTATCAGAAAAGATTGTTGAGAAACCTTTTGATGTTGGTCCTAACGAAAGAATGTCTGCTGATGATCTTATAAATTCAATGGCTTTCTTAAAAGACAAATTTTATTTTATTGAAAGCAGAGATACAATACCAAGTATAGATTGGTTATTGGGTAAGATGAAAGTCGCTTGTCTTAGATATGGTGTTAAAGGCATCATAATTGATCCTTACAATGAAATAGATTCAAGCCGTGAGGGAAACAAAAGAGAGGATGAGCATATTCGTGATTTAATATCTGCTTGTAAACAATTTTGCAGAAGACATGAAATAGCAATGTGGATGGTGGCGCATCCTGCAAAAATGCAACGCAATCAAGATGGAATTATACCTGCCCCAAGTATGTATGATGTAAGTGGATCAGCTCATTGGAACAATATGGCAGATGTAGGTTTGGTTGTTCATAGAGATTTTGATGCTGATGAAACAAGAATCATGACACGAAAAGTTAGGGAGCAAGGTTTGTATGGAAATATTGGAGAAGTGATTTTTACCTATGATTTGAAAAGACATATTTATGTTGAAAAAGATGTAAGAGATTTACCAAACTATGATTATGAATAGGGATTTACAATTAGATTTTAATTGTGTAAAAAGATAATATTGCTCTGTTATCTTTTCTCCAAATAGTTTCAGAGTTTGTGGTCAAAGGGCTAGAGTGTGCTATTGGGTCGTACTGGGTACTTCACCATGTAAATTGCCACCTAGCTCTTTTTTTATTGTAAATAATAATAAATAATATAAAATAACCACATGGAAGAAATCAAAAAAATATATAATCAATTAGCCTCAAGGTATGATTCAAAATATAAAACAACTAAGTGTTTTGTCGAAGAAGAAATAATCGCATCTTTTTTGCCAGAAAATTTGAATGGCAAAATGATATTAGATATAGGTTGCGGAACAGGAAATATGATTACAGTCGGACGGCTTCCTGTTAAACATTATCTTGGTGTAGATATATCAGAAAATATGCTTAAAGAAGCAAAAATAAAATATCCTGATTATGATTTCAAACAACAAGAAGCTCTTACTAATGTTTATGGCGGTCTTTGGGATATTGTTCTCTCTGTATTCGGTCAGATGAATTATATGGGAATAGAAGATTGGATTATTGCACACAAATGTAATCTTGATTATGAAGAAGATAAATATCATCAAGATTCAAGGTTTTTATCAGTTGTGTATGCAGAAGGATACAGTCCAAGTTATATTGAAGGTCATTCTTATAAATATAAATTAGAAGATATAAGAAGAGAATTAAATCTTCATGGTTTTGAATATAACATATTTGGTTTATCTTTTGATGTATTAGGAGCAGAAAAGTTATCCTTTGAAAATTTATTACAACAACAAACGATGTTAACCTATTCTGGAAACCTAGAAGGGTGTCAGTATTGGATAATCGAAGGAACTATCCAAGGAGTTAGATAAGAATGATAACAAAAATTGGCAAACATAAAGTGCAACATGGCGATATTATGAGTGGGATAGATAATCTCATGGAAAATGAAATGGCTGATTTAATATATAGCGATCCACCTTGGGGTCAGGGCAATTTAAAATATTGGCAGACAATAAACAAACGTCATACAGGGACAGAGCCGACTGATATAAAGTACGAAAAATTTTTGCCTACTCTTTTTGGAATCTTTAGAAAATTTGCCAAAGATGTTGTTGTAATAGAATATGGTGAAAAGTGGCGAGATGATATAATATCTTATGTAGATAGTTACGGATTTATACATGGTGGTGTCTGCACATCTCTGTATGGCAATTCAAAAAAGTTATTGCCACTTGATGTTCATGTTTTTAGTAAATCTGGCATATTTAAAATAGATGATGAATTCAAAACAGGGTGTTTGAAATATCGTGGTGGTGATTTATCTATATTCATATTTGAAAAAATATTATCAAAAGAAATAAAAGGAACAGGAATCGTATTAGACCCTATGTGTGGTATGGGTTACACAGCACAATCTGCAATCAAACATAATCTTGCCTTTAGAGGAAATGAATTGAACTCAAAACGTCTGGATAAAACTATTCATCGTTTGCGTAAAAATACATCAAAATGATATTATAATGAAGATTCTATATAAAACCGAGGCTCTCAGAAGCCCATACACAGGCTTTAGAGATAGCCCATGTATGTTTGTACCCTAGAATATTAAGCGGAATATGAGATTTCCTGTTCTCTTTCATTAGTCCAATTTAATGAGTCAAACAAGGAATTTTTAGGAATGTTGAAATCCTCGTATCCTTTTTCTATGATGCTGTAATAAAGTTTACTTGGCATTGAGAAATCATTTGTGTTCATAACATATGCCATCATGATTTCATCAGTTTCATTGTTGATGAAATATTCTTTTCTGTATAAGTGTGGAAAACCCTCATATCTATCAAGTGCAATCTCACAATCTTTTGTGATATCCCAAATACCTACAGGGCAGTAATGACCCTTGAGTGGAATCATATCGGCTACACCTCTGAATATCATTTTGTAATCTGGCAACATAATAAATCCTCTTGGTTTTGCCTTGGGACATCTAAATTTCATTTGTTCTTTATTCAAGTTTGAACCATATGCTAAATAAATCATTCTTCTTTTCTCCTTAACGAATGTTTGTGGGGTGGTTTGGGTGACGTGCAATATGCTCTTCTACACGTTCTGCGAAATAGTTTTGCAATTCTTCTGGCACTCCTGCAAAAACAGAATTGTTTTCTACAGCTACAGGAAAATGAGATGTAAACCAATTGACAAAATGCTGTGTTAGTGTTCTGCTGTTTGGTTCATACATTTCTTCGAGAACACAAAATTGGATAGTTTCAACTAATTCACCATGCTCATTGAACAATTTGTATTGATGACCTGCATAGCGTAAATCCCAACCCATATTTGCGACTTGTTCGCGGATTTCACCATAAGCAACTTTTCTTCTTCTTCTATAGGTGGTTGAGAAATTAGAATCGCTCTCCTCCTGTTCACAAAACTCAATTAGAAATTTAATCCAATTAGAAATTTTTGTATAATCCGTGCTTGCAGAATGCTGACGAAACTCAACAGTGCCATAGCGAGTAAGAGATCTCAGGTTTACTTTGTGATACCTTATTGAATTGGGAAGGCTCGCAACCAACTCATAAAAACTATTTCCTTGATAAGCCTCAAATGCAGGAGCGTTTGCATTCGAGATGATGCTGTAACACCATTGGTTGCGATTCCCACGCCTACTAGGAGGCATCCATGAATCTATTTCTCTCTCATATTTTGCATACCTTTTATAGATATTTTTTACTTTTTCAACTGTTAGATTTCTTGGTTTCAAGTGAATATGAACACCACAAGTGGACTCTGGCTCTGTAATTCCAAACGAATTCAAAGCTTGTAAGACAAGTTTTAATTCACGAAAACCTGCGCTACCTTGTAAGACAGGGCTTACCAACTCTGAACCACAACTAGCATCCGTTACTAATTTCCAATGGTTTCTGGTTGTATGGTTATAGCCCTCATAGGCAACGCTGATATTATGTTGTTCTAGTTCAGCGTTCATATGCCTTTCTAAACGTGAAAGACTTTCTCTGTTGAATTCAACTTCAACTCCAAATGTTGTTCCGTAATATTCCATTTTTTGCTCCATTTTTTATGTGGTTACAGCCACGTTATATAATGATAATGAACTATTGGTTGGCATATGTCAACAACAAAATTATATTATTTTCATTTTTTTTTGATTATGTTACATTATTTTATATGTTTAAGAGGAAAACTATGGAATCATCCAAGATAATTGTCGAAAAAAAGGTTGAAGATTTAACGCCTTATATGACAAACCCCAAAATGCACCCAGATTTCCAAGTAGATTTGTTAGCGGAAAGTATAAAAGAATGGGGTTTTACGATACCAATATTAATAGATGAACAGAATGAAATCTTGGCAGGGCATGGCAGATTGTATGCGGCAATCAAGCTCGGTCTGGATAAAGTTCCATGTATAGAAGCTCACGGATGGAGTGATGAGCAAAAAAAAGCATACATAATCGCAGACAATAAAATCGCAGAAAAAGGCGATTGGGATTATGGATTATTGTTTTCTGAGTTAAAACAGATTGCAGAAACAGATTTCAATATTGATTTGACAGGTATGAGTGAGGAGTTTGAATCTATGAACTTTTCACCAGATACAAACCCAGAAACGTTTTATTCTGATATAACAGATGAGGATTTAGAAAACGCTCAAGAATCATTAGGCGGTTCTATAAACAGAACAAATCAAGATGTATCTTTAAGAGCTACAGAGGTTGTTTGTCCACATTGTTCAAAATCATTTAAGTTTGAGGGTATGTAATTGAAAATATTTTTAGATCAAAATGTTTTTGATGCGTCTTTAAAAAGATTAGAATATTTATTTGAAGAGTTTGATGAAGTAGTAGTTTCGTTTTCTGGTGGCAAAGATAGCACTGTAATACTCAATCTTGCGCTTATGATTGCAGAAAAAAAGAAAAGACTCCCTTTAACAGTCATGTTTATAGATCAAGAAGCGGAATGGAATCTTGTTATCGAATATGTACGCAGAGTAATGCAAGATACAAGAGTTAATCCACATTGGTTGCAAATTCCAATAAAATTATTCAATGCGACTTCAATGAATAACCCTTGGTTAAACTGTTGGTCACCAAATGAAGAATGGATGAGGAAAAAAGAAGAAATTAGCATCAAAGATAATGTTTATAATACTGATAGGTTTCATGGGTTATTCCCAAAATACTTGAAACATCATTACCCTGATAGAAGCGTAGCTCTCCTTGGCGGTGTAAGAGCCGAAGAAAGTCCAAACAGGAGAGCAGGTCTGACAGTAGGGCAAACCTATAAACACATCACTTATGGTAAAAAATATGATGAGAAGTTGAATCATTATGTTTTTAACTTCATTTATGATTGGTCATACAAAGATATTTGGAAAGCAATCCATGATAATAATTGGGATTATTGCAAGATATATGATGAATTTTATAGGTATGGAATCGCACCAATCAAAATGCGTGTTTCCAATTTACACCATGAAACAGCAGTAGACCAATTGTATTATCTGCATGAGCTAGAAGCGGATACTTGGAATGCTCTTAACAAAAGACTCAGCGGAGTTAATCAGACAAAGCATATCAATAAGAAAGATATGTTTTCTGTTAAAGAATTGCCGTTCATGTTTAGTTCATGGAAGGAATATAGAGATTACCTTGTTGATAACCTCATACAAACAGAAGAGCGAAAAACATTATTTAATAAAAAATTCTCAGACCTTGATAAGAAATTTGATGGAATGGCTCTATCTGAAGTAAGGCATAAGAACGAGATACTATCAATACTTGCAAATGATTGGCATTTTACGAAGATTGATAATTTTCTTGGCAGACCAGAAACAATAAATTTTTTGAAATTCAAGAGAGGTCAGAAGATAAATTGGGGTAGACCAGAAAATGATTTGAAATTTATACCAAAACATATGAGGAATGATAATGCAGTCAGAGCATCCAGTTAGTCACGTAAAATGGGTATCTATTGAAGAAG